ACATAAATTTACTGAGATCAATCATTCCATCTTGTTTTGGCATATTTGCGATGACTTCTTCTTGGCTATTTCTTGCCCACTTTGTAACTTGGTCAACTAAACCGGGAATATCCATACCATAGACGCGTTTTTCGGGCATTCCAACGTCTTGTCCATCATCATAGCGCTTTGGAGGCTCATCTCCTTCATAATATCTAACATGACGGATACGTGTGCGAGAAATTGGCTCAATATCACCAGCAAATGGACGTTTATCATCAGCAAATATCTCACCTTCTTGGATTTCTTGCTCTGCACTATCAATATTACCCGTGTTAGTGGCGCTTAGGAGGTCTTCTGTCTCAACCACGTATGCTACCGCTCCGTGGCCCTGAGCCTCGGCTACAGCGCATTTATAGTACGATTGATAGGCATTTTGGCGACTAGCTGGAGAGTGACAAGAGGTAATAGTGTCAAAATCACTCATTCTGAGCACATCTATCGGATGTCGAGTAATAATAATGGAATATTTGTCATTATCAAGGTTATTTATCTCTTTTTTGATGAATCCAGCGTTCTTTTTCCAATATTCGCCGTATTCTGTGGCTAAATCGGTTAAATCATATCCGGCCGGCCCTGCAACACCCGGATTTACGACATATAAGTTAATTTGAGTGTTAATTCTTTCAAAATTCTCATATTCTTTCTCGTCGAGTGCTGCTTTGAGCATTTTTCCGGTAACTCGGTTTGGTGTATTAATTGGTAGGCCAGATGCTAGCTTGTAATTAACACCCTCCATATATTTGTATACTTTTTGGTATATTTCGTCTTTTCTTCGGCTTAAATCCACTAATTTGGAGAAAAGCTTGCCGATTTTCATCTGAATCTTCTTAGTTTTCTTCTTTGGTTCAGGTCCACCCATCAAAGTATCAAGAAAATCGTCTGATGTGCGCAGATCACGCTCGGCATATACCATACCTTTCTCCCAATTTACGTCGTATTCTTGAGATCTGAAAAATTCTGCGAACTTTCCAAGCTCAGAACCAGTATCTATGGTTGGAAAAGGTATAACAACGCGCATTTTGTTGCTAAAAAGGTCATTTAGGGGCAAATTAGCTGGATCAAGGTCGTCTAAGACGTCTTCAAGCACTCGCATCTCGTCTTCGGTGACTTCTCGGAGTACTTTTTCATTAACAGGGACACAATTTGGCACCATTCGGTCGCCTTTTTTCTTTAAACCGACCTGTTTATAACCATCCCAGCATTTTTCTTGTAAAATATCTAATAACGCAGTGGTTTTTTCAAGAATTTGTTCATCAGAGGCCATATTTACTTGCCTTTTCGTGAATATTTACCTGAACATTTCCATTTCTTGCGAGAAAGACACAATGGAGTGCTTCTATCTTTTCCAGAGCAGTCTTTTCCATGAGATTTCATGTCTCCATAAGACCTAGCGCAGTAAGAATTACCCTTTGATGTACCTGGAGCAATAGAATATCCCTTAGCACCGTAAGAAACACATCTTCCTTTCACTCTGCGGGCATATTTCTTACCTTTTGCAGGTGTACAGCCCTTCTTTTTGCGCTTTTTTTCATTTAATTCATCGTTTTCTTCAATTAAACCATAGTGTAGCGCTTCGTCAAGGAACGTTTCTACACGCTCATACAATTCATTTTCTACTAATTGATTTTCAAACTCAATGACAATCGACTCTTTCTTAGAATTACCCCAGTTTTTAGCGCCAACTTTGCGACATTTGACAAGAGCACCAGAAGCATATGCGGATGGCCACACTTTATAGCGCGATTTTACCTTGTGATAGCATGCATCTTTTTTACCACCCTTCTTTTTCTTCTTTTCATCAAGCACAGCTTCAAGTTCTTCTTGAATAATTTGTTCTAAATCCATGTATAAATCCTCATTTTTCTTTTTTTTCTTGCGCCCACCTTTCTGTGGATCTGTTTTTACGTAAGTCGGCTTTGCTGCACCAGATTTTTTAGTCTGTCCTGGATCTTTTTTTCTTTTTCGACGGCCGGCGGAGTCTCTTTGTTTTTTAGACATGCTACTGTACTTCTTACGCGAAACACATTTTGGTGTAGTCTTCTGCCCGGGCTGTCGAGCACATGGTTTTCCATCGTACTTTCCTCCAGCTTGGCGCCAACCACCACCTTTAAACCATTGATGAAGACTTTCTTCGTCAATGGTTCCGTCTTTATTCATAAATTCTTCAGCGATTGCGCCATATAAATCATCCATTTTCGTCAAATCCTGCAAGTTTTAAAGCTTTCTCCAATAAATAGATCGGTATCTCGCTATTTTCCAAGTCTTTTACCTCTTCTATAGTGAGCCATTTCCAATCATCATGTTCAACTTGTCCGGTATGTGGATTGGGTTTATCAACATCTACTTTCCCTGACCATTTTTGTGTTAAATAATAATACTTTTTGTTCTTTGGTTCTCCAAGATAAGTTAAATCAGATATATTACACTTTAAATTGGTCTCTTCATCAAGCTCTCTAACGGCACCAGACTCTATAGAATCGTCTTCATCATCAATATGTCCACCAGGAATTGTCCATTGTCCAGCCCTATGATCGATATCGGAGCGCCTAATAACTAAAAATTGCTGTTTATCATTGAGACAAACAACAATTCCTACTTCTTTTCTTTCACCTTCGGTGAGAAACTTATTCCATTTTCGATTCATTTGCAAGCTTTATAATTTTTTATGCTGCCTCTACAAAAAGCATCGAGAGCAGTATCCATATTAATATTTTTAATTGGAGCAACCCAGATCATATTCTCTTGTATCTGTGCGCCATATGCATATTGAACATCAACTCCATATAGTATACCAATTAATTCTCCATCTGTATTATAAATACCTGAACCAGAGCATCCAAACCACCCATATGTGTTTACAATAAGTTGTGTACCGGCCACTGGATCTTGTTCATAGCCTGCAATTCTGCCTTCAAACGACATTAGTTTGTGCCACGATGGGTGACCAGAATAAACTATATCAGTGCCAACATCGTAGCTTTTAGTTGGTTTCCAAGGCATAGGCTTAAGATATCGAAACTCAGTTTGTACCAAAAGCACTGCTATATCGTGTTCGCGACTTTGATAAATTAAAATAGAGTTTCTTTGTTCATCTTTATTTGCAACCAAGTAGCTACTGCCAAGCACTCCATCTGCGACGTGTTTAGCGGTTAGTACTAATGTCAAATCTTTATACTGGATAACAGTGCCACTTCCGTGACCACCACCAGTGACAACCTTTACCGCTGCAGCTCTCACTTTTCTCTCTACAACAGAAAGCGATTTACTAACTTTTTCCACCGGTGCTTCTGGCTTGTAAGCTTTTTCTGCATGCGCGATATTAGTGCTTGTGGAAAATAAGCACAGCGATGCTACTAAAAAATATTTGAGTAATTTTTTCATTTTATTGTTTCCTTTATGGGCCCGTATCACCGGTATCCGACTCTATATATCTATATCCAATTTCAACTAATTGACCAGCAGCTGGAATAATAGTAAAATAAACCGTGTTGTCTGATTCTGCATAGTACCAGTCATGATTTAGCGCTCCGTCAACGAATACCCTTATTGAATCCAGCTCAGCTTGATGAGTTAAAGTCAAACTCTCATAAGGCTCAATTGAGTGTGTAGCATCGGTGACACCTGGAGTCCAGTCTTCGCTACATATATCAAGAACTACACCACCTAACATATTTGTTGCTTCTCGATATCTTTTACCAACATAATGTGTGGGAGTCCAGCCGCCACATAAAGAGTCTTCAGGTTCTATATTGATAATACTAGCCATAAAAACTGATCCCATGCGCTGAGATTGATACCATGACATAAAATCAGATACCAAGGGGTATTCTATATTACTTTGCTCATCTTCGTCTGACACAAAGACAACAAGTAGGCCGGCTTCTGGTCGCATCCAAGTGCCGGAATATGGGTTTAGCACAATATAATCATAAACCGCATTAAAGCCTTCTTCAAACGGGGCAGATGTAAGTGTATCCAACATATCTCTTGCATCATCACCATCATCTCCAGGTACTAACGGAAATTCTGTACTTACAATAGACTTTCTTGCATCAGCACTAATCATGACCAATCTCCAGTCAGCTGTGGGCAGAGCAGCAATCATCGCTTCCACGCCGGCAATTAATCTATCATTGTGCGTGGCCATAGAGCCTGACCGGTCGATAACCCAAATAATATCAATGCCGTCGACGGACATATGTTGTGTAAATGAGTCAACCCATATTACACCTTCATTAACCGGTACCTCAACTTCTACATATACCGGGACTTCTACTTCAATCGTTTCTGTTTCGGTGATTGTTTCCGTGACAACAATGGTTTCTGGCTCTTGTGAATTGATTACCGCATAATCTTGAGTGCATGACAAAAGCGCAGAAAGAAAAAATAATAGTTTCATTCATAGACCCCTCTATTTGTAAATACGAATAACTATTCCTTTTCTTCGTACAAAAGTGCAAAACTTAGTAAAATCATATTAATAATAGCTAAAATTTGTAAATCATAGATATCATTTATGTGTGCAAAACCAAGCAGCCACACATTAGCTAAGAAGGCCGCCACGGATAAAGTTTTTAAAATTCTTTGCAGCTTACCCATTAAA